AGCGCAAGCTCGGCTGTTGGTGATGTTGCTGGCTACATTACGTACTTCGTAAATGACCCCCTGTTCGGTCAGCAGAACAACTAATAGGGGGCCGCTATGGCTATGCAATCAGACGTTCGGCCTGGCATATGCCCTGCCAACGCGACCACTATCGTGCTGGAGAGCCGCACTCGTTTGAAGGGCGGCCTGATCCAATATAGCAGCGCGGCAACGGTGTTGATCAAGGATGGCGTGTCCAACCTGATCAGCTTTACAGCGCCTGGTGTAGCGGGTGTGAGTCCGCTGAATATCCCTGATCAAGGTATCGTCTGCAAGTCAAACCTGACGGTGATTACCAGCGTTGGCGCAAACGTAACGGTGTTCTATGGCTAAGAAGACCCCATCCCTATCTATCGGTCGCGGCGAGAAGCTGCCCGTGTCGAAGGGTGCGGGTCTGACAGCCAAGGGTCGAGCCAAGTACAACCGTGAAACCGGGAGCAATCTGAAAGCGCCGCAGCCGGAAGGTGGGCCGCGCAAGAAGTCATTTTGCGCTCGGATGTCAGGTATGCCTGGCCCGATGAAAGATGAAAAAGGCAAGCCTACAAGGAAGGCAGCCGCCCTAAAAAGATGGAAATGTTAACCGTGGATCTTGCATTTGTCTGGAACGGCGCGTTGTCGCTGTTTGTGGGCCTGTTTGCGTACATCGCCCATGAGAAGTTTTCGGAGCTTGCGCGTATCACGATCTTGTTGAACAAGACCCGTGAGGAAATAGCACGGGACAACGTCACTAAGGCGGAAGTGGATCGCATCACCGATCATATTGATCAGCGATTCAACCGGCTGGAAACGAAGATTGACCAGCTACTTGAGTCGAACAGGAGAGTGTTATGAAGAAAAAAGTTAAGCGTTATCAAGACGGTGGCGTACTGCGTGATCGTTACGGCAATCCTGTACGTTCTGGGTCTGGCGATGTGGTGCGTACTCGGTTTCCAGAGCGTTCTTATGACGAGCAGGCATCAGCTTCTATGACGGAGAGCAGCGATTACACTGGCCGTCGCATGAAGAGTCCTGATGTTGAGGACATGGGCGACAGCAGCTATATGCCCAAAGGCAGATCGGGAGCTCCCGACATTGGATATGGCGGTGGCGACGAAGATGAAGGCCCACGCACGTTGGCTAAGTACATGCGCTCCAGTCCAAAAGAGGATTCGGTGACTGTTGAGGAAAAAGAAGAAGTAACTGTTAAGCCAAAAGCGAAGCCGAAGCCAAAGGCAAAGACGGCTACTGAACTTGCTCGCAAGATGGGCGAAGGCTATATGAAGGCAGCAGAGGCAGCCAAGCCAGCAAAGAAAGAGCCGATGTACGACTTGGCGAAAGCGGGTCGCGCCCTTGCCGACACTTTTTCTTCTGAACGCGCTACTAAGCGATACGCAGAATCAACGCCGTATGCTCGCGCCAAGATGGGCATGAAGTCGGGTGGCAAAGTATCCAGCGCATCTTCTCGTGCAGACGGTATTGCCCAGCGCGGCAAGACCAAGGGAAGGATTTGCTGATGGCTGCGCAACTACCCATGCCTAAACCATCAGGCACAACCGAAGGCACTGATCAAGCATCAGCCGAGCGCAATCTGCGTTTAGAGTATGAAAACATGAAAGCAGATGAGCGCGAAAGAAAGGCTCGTGAGGCGTATGACAAGCGCAAAGCTAAAGGCATGAAAGCTGGCGGCAAGGTTTCGTCTGCTTCAGCCCGCGCTGATGGCTGTGCCCAGCGTGGCAAAACCAGAGGGATGATCGTATGAGAAAGCGCCGCAAGTTTGCTGATGGTGGTGTCACCAGTGTGCAGCAGCCAACCTATCCTTTCTACGGCAACCAGCCTCAGCCTGGCGGTCAGAGCGGCGGCTTGAATCAGACCTTCAACATGCAGCCACAGGCGCAGGCTGGTCCTAATGATCAAATGGGTCAGACGCGTTTTGCCAAAGGCGGCCAGGCAAAGGTTGGCAAAGTCATGTCAGAGTTCAAGTCAGGCAAGTTAAAGTCGTCTTCTGGTCAGAAGGTGACAAATCCCAAGCAGGCCATCGCGATTGGTTTATCCGAGGCTGGCCTTTCCAAGAAAGCCAAAGGAGGCGAAATGAAAGAGTCAAAAGCAATGGTCAAGAAGGAAGTGTCGTTCATGAAGAAGAAAGGCGCTCCGAAGTCCATGATTAAGCATGAGATGAAAGAGGCTGCTATGGAAGATGGTGGCAAAGTTAAGCGCATGATGTTCGGCGGACCTGCCCGTGGCGCTGCTATCGCTTCGGCCAAGACACAAAAAATGAGTTCACAGGCTGGAAAAATGGGTGCATTAGCATCACAAATGGGAGCACAAATGCAAAATCAGCGTGCGCAACAAAATAAAACCATGATGGCTTCTCCCACAGTTCGTAGTGGTTTGGCTGGCATGGGCAGAGGTCTTATGAAAAAAGGTGGCGCAGTCAAGAAGATGGCAAACGGCGGCTTGGCTGCTGGTCACAAGTCTGCTGACGGCGTGGCAACCAAGGGTAAGACCAAGGCCATGCAGGTCAAGATGGCTGGTGGCAAAGGTATGAAAAAAGGCGGGTACTGCTGATATGCGGCCCTCACGCGGCATGGGGGCAATAGCCCGTAGCAAGATGCCCACGGCGAAGGTGAAAGCTCGCCGGGATGACACCGACTTCACGGAGTATAAGAAGGGCGGCAAGGTCAAACCGGTGTGGGATCGTCCGCGTCCTACGAAGCTAGGCAAGCCGTCGGTTCTGACTGCTGTGCAAAAGGCTGCTGCCAAGAGTAGAGCTAAGTCGGCAGGGCGTCCTTACCCGAACATGGTCGATAACATCTGGGCGGCGAGAAAGAAGTAAATGGCCTACACCACATCCACGACGGCGTTTAACCCGACAGTCAACGACATTTTCGAAGAGGCTTTCGAACGCGTTGGGCTGGAGATGCGCACGGGCTACGATTTTCGTACCGCTCGGCGTAGCTTGAACCTGTTGCTGACGGAGTGGGCTAACCGTGGGATTAACTTGTGGACTATCGAGCAGGGAACTATCCCGCTCGTGCAGGGGCAGATTACCTATGATCTACCTAATGACACCGTGGATCTTCTGGAACATGTTATTCGAACCAATCCTGGGCAGATCGGGACTCAGTCCGACATCAACATCAACCGAATCTCTGTTTCCACCTACGCCACAATCCCGAACAAACTCACGCAAGGCAGGCCGATCCAAGTCTGGATAAACCGCCGTAGCGGCCAGACGACGGATGTGCCGGGCGCAGAGCCAGCTTATCCGCAGATCAATGTGTGGCCGTCGCCAGATCAGGGCACGGCACAGACCCCGTACTACTACTTTGTGTACTGGCGGCTGCGCAGGATGTTTGATGCTGGCAACGGTGTGAATGTTGAGGACATCCCATTCCGCTTTCAGGAAGCCATCATCTGCGGGCTGGCATATCGGCTAGCGATGAAGGTGCCTGGTGGTCTGGAGCGGATTCAGTTCTTGAAGGCGCAGTACGACGAGGCGTGGGAAATGGCGGCAGGCGAAGATCGGGAGAAAGCACCGGATCGTCTGGTGCCTCGAATGATCACGTACAGGTGATGTATGCCTAGCAAGTACGCTAGTGGTAAGAACAGTATTTCGGAGTGTGATCGGTGTGCGTTCAGGTATCCGCTGAAGGTGCTGAAGACGCTGACGATCAAGACGAAGAACGTAAAGATTAAGGTGTGCCCGACTTGTTGGGAACCTGACCAGCCGCAGTTGAGTCTTGGTTTGTATCCTGTGAACGACCCGCAGGCGGTACGGGAGCCAAGACCAGATTTGTCTTACTGGCAGTCTGGTTTGACAGGGTTGCAGACGGACTACAACTCTGGGACAAACATCTTGCAGGATGGATTTCCGGGCGGTGGTAGCCGGATCTTCCAGTGGGGTTGGGCACCGGTTGGCGGGGCTAGGGCAAATGATGCGGGGCTGACACCGAACAACTTGGTGGCGCAAACAACGGTAGCAAACGTGACTATCAACTAGGAGTGAATGATGGACAAGATGAAACAGGTAGCCAAGGCCGAGGTGAAAGCGCACGAGAAGCGTATGCACAAAGGCATGAAAAAGGGTGGCGTTACCACTGCCGATCTGAAAAAATACGGTCGGAACGAAGCGCGTATCCAGAACCAGAAAACCAAGTGAGGCTGATATGGCAAAGTTTTCCATGAAGAAAGGCGGCAAGGAAGTGGGTCCCGCTTCTGTGTACGCCCCGCCGCACACCATGACTGGCAAGGCGGTGTCAGCCAAGCTCAAGAAAATGGAAGATCCCAACAATATCGCTGTCGATAAGTTGGGTCCACGCACTGCTGTGCAGCGTGTGTCTGCGGGCGATCCTGGCCGCGAAGACACGAAGACCACGGGTATCAAGATTCGCGGTACTGGTGCAGCCACCAAAGGTGTGATGGCTAGGGGTCCGATGGCATGACGTATACGGAGTTGGTCGCGGCTATCCAGTCGTACACGGAAAACTACGAACAGGAGTTCATCTCCTATATTCCGACGTTTATTCGTCAGACGGAAACTCGCGTCTACAACACCGTACAGATACCTGCGCTGCGGGCGAACAAGACGGGCATTCTGTCTACCAACAACAAGTATCTGTCTGCGCCAAATGATTTCTTGGCTGTGTACTCGCTGGCTGTCATTGAGAACTACGGCACGGCCACGGAGGAGTATCACTACCTGCTGAACAAGGATGTGAACTACATCCGTGCTGCGTATCCCACGCCAGCGGACAAGGGCTTGCCGCAGTACTACGCGATCTTTGGTCCGACGACGACAAGCAACGTGGTGACAGACGAGCTGTCATTCATCTTGGGTCCGACGCCGGACGCAGCCTACACGGTAGAGCTGCACTACTACTATTACCCAGAGTCGATCACGACGGCTCCAGATGGGCGCACATGGTTGGGTGACAACTATGATCCTGTGCTGCTGTACGGCAGCCTGCGCGAAGCCTATCTGTACATGAAGGGTGAGCAGGATTTGATCGCCAACGTTGAGGCCAAGTACAACGAGGCTATGGGTCAACTGAAACGTCTGGGCGATGGTATGGAGCGTCAGGATGCATACCGTAGTGGTCAGGTTAGGGTGAGGGTCACATGACGATCTACCAAGGACTGACCACGAGCTTCAAGGTGGACATCTTGAATGGCCGCCAGAACATTGCGTCGGACACGCTGAAGATGGCGTTGTACAACGGCTACGTGGATCTGGATCAGAACACGACAGAGTACACATCGACCAATGAGATTACTGGTGTGGGGTATTCGGCAGGTGGTCAGGCGTTAGCCAACGTGACCATCAACTCAACCAGTAACGGCATTGTGTACGTTAGCTTTGATAATGTGGTGTGGAACCCGGCAGAGTTTGTAACCAGAGGGGCGTTGATCTACAACTTCACTCGGGCAAATGCGTCGGTAGCCACTTTGGATTTTGGTAGTGACAAGACGCAGGCGGGCAACGGTACGTTCTCTGTAGTGTTGCCACCTGATACGGCGTCGAGTGCGCTGATACGTATTAATTGAGGAGTAGCTATGAGCATCGAAACTT